GCGACCATTGGTTTTCCCGTATGATCGAATTTGATCTGCCAAATATGCTGAAAGCCCTTTGTCGTCAGAAAGCCGAGCGTCAATATCAATTGCTCGCACGCATCCTGTTGCATCTGGGTTGTGGTCGCTTTTTCGTGTGCTATGTCTAGCATCACCAATCCACCCATCAGATTTACGCAAACGCTCTGGGAAGCAATCATCAATTTGTTCCCGTAATTGAACAGCTGCTTTAGATAAGTAAGGCTTCATTACAAGCCTAGAGCCGTCAAATCCTCAACAGTTAAACCAAGAGCTGCAAGTTTAGATTGTGCTAATGCTTTAGCTGCTGCCTTTGCATCTGCCTCGGCTTGAACTTGTGCTTTGTATTCTGCCCTATCAGCAGCATCCGCATCTTGTTGTTTTTTAGATATTGGATCAAGATAAATTGGAACGATTGAATCCTCTGGTGTTATATCTTTCATAATTACTCCTGCCATCCGTAGATTCGTAATTTGCCTGTTATTGTTCCTGCTCCAATAGTTATGCTAAAACCATCATAAGAAGTATTTTGAGTATGGTATCCATTTCCATTCCATACATAAGCACCAGATAATGAAAAGTTTTCACCAAAAATACTCATGCCAGTTGTATCTGCTTCAAATGGTCTGAAAAAACTCATCTGCACGCCATTTGTTCCAGCACCTGCTAAAGCCATTGCATCAGTCCAAACTGTGCCTGTAAGTCTTGTTCCTGAAAGAGAATTGTTGCTTACTCTCAATGATTGCCAAACATAAGAACTGCCAGTCGTGTTATCTGTTCCGCTCGCTCTCATTCTTACGCCAAAAAAACTATATTCTTCTGTATGATCTGCGTCTATCACAATTTGGTAATTTGTATAAGTTGAATTGAAACATCCATTGATTGATAAGTTTGTGCCAACTGTCGTAAATGTGACCATACCATTTGCACCAACTGTTGCAGTTCCTGAACCAACTGCTACTGAGGTTGGAACTATTTGATTTAACCCTCTTGAACCACCAGCAGGAGTTGCCCAAGTAGGTAGCCCACCTGCAACAGTTAATACTTGTCCGGTTGATCCAATGCCAAGCCTTGTGTTTACATTTGCGGTTGATGATCTATAAGCGAGATCTGCAAGAGTAGTTTCTGGATTAAGATTTTTTGTGGTTGTATCAATGGATGAACCAAGTGAGCGAATTGCTGCTGCACCATCCTTAACCAACGCTGTATCATCCGGCGTTGTCCAGCCATAGTTTGTAGTAGTTGCCATTTTTCTCCTATTATCAGGCTACGATTGTAGCGTATTCCCATGTCAAAGTTGGATCAATTGTGTTCCATGCCTCGGTGATTGGCACAGTATTCCAGCGCATCGCCACTTGGCTAAACGGCACCGGTGAAAGATTGATAGTTAGGAACAATTCATTAAACCTTGTGCTCCATCGCCATCCCTCAACATAACCCTCAAACACACCATTTGAGATCTGCATTGGCAGGTTTTGAATGTTTAAAGGCTGACCCATAAACACACCCAAAAGGTTATCTCGATCGCTGTTATCAATCTGAGGATTGGTTATTGGAAAGGTTATAGATTGAAAGGCTGCTAACGGAAAGGCACGCTGAGCAATATATCTATCGGCAACCTCTTGAGCATCTACACCTGAATGAATAGCAGAGTTAATGTTTTCGGCTTTGTAGCCATACAGTGCAATTGATTGTGGGCTTGTTGCGGTTTCTTGATTATTAAAATTATTTCCATAATTAATATAAATGTCGTTGCGAATGTCTGCTGATCTTGTAATAGTTGATAATCCTTGACCTAAAGCATGTTTTGCATCTAAATCAACATAACCATTGGCTGCTAGATAGGTCTGCCTGTGGTCTGCATCTGCATAACCAATATCTCCATTGGGTGCTTCATAAAGATAACCAAATGCGCTATCAGCAATAAAACTCGCAATGTTATAGACAGTATCAGGATCGGCAGATCGGCTTGACATCGTATAAAGCCCTGGTTGATCTATTTCTCCAAGCCCTTGATTTACAGCTTGTAGCCAAGTTTCAGTTGCAGAATATGTTGCCCAAGTTGATGCTGCTGGCACATCATTCCATGAACCAAGAAGCACGCTGGATAGCAACTCATAGATTTGGTTTCCATCCTCATCTTGTGAGAGGTTATCGTTGTAAATTTCTTTGGCAAGTTTAACTAATGAACCCATTGCAAGGATTGTGTAATTGACAACAGTTGCCAATGATCCAGTTGCCCCAACCTCAACAGTTACATCAGTAACATCTCCACCAAATAAATTTACATAAGTTCCGGAACTATCTTTAACTTGCAAACTTAAAGAATCATTAATTTGAAAAGGCAAGGTTTGACCAGATAAGGCTACTAAAGCAACCTGCAAATAAGATGGATTAGGTTGAGTATAAATATCATCTCGACCGGCTTGATGGGCAATATCGCTGATAGCAATGTCGGTGTAATCAACACCAGCAACAGTTAATTTCCAGTCAGGTGTCCAGACTGTCATTATCGAGCCCTGGTTATCCCGCTGTTATATAGCTGTGGAACTGATCGGGATGCGCTTTGATTTAACACTTTTGCAACGGCTCTTGCAGCACCCTCAGAATCTACTGCTTGAACTGTAATGTTAGTAACTGCTGTTGTTCGGTTTTCTCTAGTGTTTGCCGGAACTGCTGGCAATGGTGCTGCGCCAAGCATTCCTGCCTGACTTGCACTTGGAGAAACATTTGGAATGTATCCAATGTCTGCTCCGGGTTTAGCAATGTTAATAAATCGAATTGCTTGGTTGGCTAGTTCAGTTAATCCACCAACTACCTCTCTAACGAAATTAATAAATCCTGCAAGAATGCCAGCAAGTCCATTAATTGCTTTACCAAATGTTTCAGCACCTTTTTGACTTTGTGCTAGTCCTGCGCTTAATCCTTCATCTCCAGTCAATCCTGCAATAAACGCATTTAGTGTTGGAATGCCTGTTGTGTTTAAGAAACCAATAAAACTTTCAACTGCTGGAAGTAATGCAAAACCTAAAGATTCTTTGGCTTCATCAAATCCTACTTTTAAGCGATCAATCTTGCCTTGGAATGTTTCAGCATTAGCAGCTGCTGCGCCACCATAAAGATCAGATAATTTTGCTTGAACTTCAGTAAAAGATAAGGTTGATAATTCTGCCTTGGATAAGCCAAGTCCTAATCTGCCTAAAGCTGTGGTATTGCCATCCTGAGCCCTGCCTAAAGCATTGGCAACAGTTTCAAGTTCTAATCCTCGACCTTTGGCAATATCCAAAGATAGGTTTAAAAGTTTTTGTGCTTCCTCAGTATCTTTTGTCGAAACTGCTAATCTTTGTAACGCTGGACGCAATTGGTCATCAGCTACACCAGTTGCTAAAGATGTCTGGAGGATATAAGCCTCAGTTGCCTTTATTTGGTCATCAGTTGCCCCTGTGGCGGTGCGTAGGGCAGCAGCCAACCTTAACTGAGCAGCCTCATCCTCAATGGCTGATTTGACCCCATCAACGGCTAATTTAGTGCCATAGGCAACCGCAGCAGCAGCAGCGACTGCAAATGCAGCAGCAGCCTTTTTTCCAAATGCGGTGACCTTACTGCCAAAAGTTTCAATTTCAGTATCTGCTTTTTTTAATCCTTTTTGAAGACTGTCAATATCTGCAACAATTGAAAGGGTTAAAGCTCTATTGCTATTGGCTGCCATCAGACCATTCCTTTACAATATCGCTAATAATTTCCTCGAACTCTTTAATGATTTCCGGTTGAGATGCTCTGATTGCTGGATAAATAAACCAACCTCTTGAACCCGGCCCTTTTGGCATTGGCCCTGACCATCTTGGAAATTGTGGGTAATTGCTAGATCCAAATTCTGCACCTGCGCCAATACCTTTACGATTACCTTTTGCATCGTTGCGATTGTTAAACTGAGTTGTTGCACCACCTGAAAATCTTTGAGAAGCAAAACCAAATTTTAATTCACCTTGCAATGATGACTTTTTGATCTGTCCGCCATCAGCAACTCTTTGTGCTACTTTGCCTCTTGACCTCGCAATGGCTCTAATAGCAGATAACTGTTTGCCGACCAATTCTTGGATTTTTCTTTTAGCTTCATTTTTTGCAATATCATCCATGCTGCGAAAAACTCTTGAAAGTTGATTAAGCTCTTTCTTAGAAAAGAAAATTGAAGGTTCGGTGCTAACTGCCATTTCTCGCCTCCAATACTTCGATCGCTGTTAATATGTCATCCGCATCAACCCATTCACTCATTGGTATCTTTGTGGCAATTGCCAACTCAACCAATAATCTGTTTAGGCTTCCTGCTTTATGGCTTTTGGGTTTGCATCACCAACGATGACATCCGCTACTGTTTCCATCCAAATATCCATTGGTTTGATGGGCTTATCTCCTGCAAGTTCACGCTTATGTGCATGATAAGCAAGAAACATAAGATCCCAAATGCCCAACTTCTCGGATGCCTGACCAATAGTGTTTCCTGTCTGCTTTTCCCATTTAGCCCACTCAGGTGGTTGGGCAATGTAAGTTGCTTGCTCACCTGAGTTATATTCAATTGTAATTGGTAACTTCATTTGTTTGCTCCCGTTTTATTTTTTAACTAAAGGTTTCGGTTACTGCGCCTTTAGATACTGTGAATGTGAATGATACTGTCTGAGCATCAACACCTGAACCGCCAGCGGTTGGAAACTCTGGCTTTACTGGAAACACAAATTGTGCTCCTGATGCAGCTGTAAGTGTCATGCTGATATCTGTATCTGGTGCGCTTTCAGCAGCTGTCCATAGAGCCTCGCAAACTGAGTTTGCCTTGCCCCAGTCAGCCAACATATCCAATTGGAATGTTCCTGAAATGTTTGTGGTCTTGTAAGCCTCGCCTTCCATGGTCTGATAAACCTGACGCTCATTGACCTTGGTTAGAACTGCGTTTGTCGCTTGTGCTTGAATATCTGTTCCACCTGTGAAAGATAAACCAACATCACGACCGGTAATTACGACTGTTGCCATGATTTCTCCTTATATTGTTTGCGTGTAGTAGGTAGATACTCGAACATCTGCGATGAGCAGCGTTGATGCACCAACTTGAGTAACTGTCGGTCTTTCAACCGAGCTGACAATGTATCCAACTGGAATTACTGCCAGAACACTTATGATTAATTGCTCGATATTGTCGAGCGATGCTGGATTGCTGTTATAGGCAACCGCAACTGAAATGGTAAAATTGATCTTGGCTCTAATATTGGTTTTGCTTATTGTTTCGAATTCTAAGTATGGTGAATCAGGCACAACCACTATAGCTGGTGGAATTACCGTTTCGGGAACAAATGAATAAACATTTCCTGCGACAACTGATAAAGCGGTTGCTAAAGGTGTCCGGATCTGTTGAAGGATTGTTTCATTAGGCATTTAAAGAGCCATGCTTTCGGTGTCAATATATGAACCAAGCAAACCAACGCACTTGTTAAAAAGTGATCGACCCATTCTAAATGGTGTTGGTGAGAAATCTACTCCTTCGATCTGTCCTCCGCCGGCAAGTCTTGCTTGAAAGACTTCGACTGAAACTGTATAGACGGCTGACTGAACAGCTGCGTTTCCAACATAAGTTGATGCGCCAGAAAGGGTAGCAACTCCGGATGGGATGACATTAGCCTCGAGTATATCGGCGTTAGTGATCGATTGCGAAAAGGTATATTGTCCAAGATTGTCTGCCAGCACAACTCTTGTTCCGTTGTAAGGTGATCCGCATCCTGTGATGACAACTGATTGCCCTTCGGTAAATTCATGAATTCCTAGTGTGGTAAATGTAGCAACATTGTCTGACAATGAAGTTGCTTGAATTGGTGCTTTGAATGTTACAAGCATTGGCAAAATAACAGTTTCTGCTGTGTCAATAATTTGGTTTAAATAAGTATCGTTATACAAGGCGGATGACACACCAAGGACGGATCGCAACTCGGTGGCTGTAATTATGCTTGGCATGTCATCTCCTTACTCCCATTAATGGATGCCTAGGATCGGGAGCAACCCTAGGCACTCAGTTAAATTAGGCTACTGCTAGCTTGCGGAATGCGGTTGGGTAGCGATTAACTACGCAAACATATCCGTAGATACCAATTTCAATGCGTCCGTTTGCAACGATATTGGCACGAAGTTCTACTGTGCCACTCTCGTGGAATCGCATTGCTTGTGATGGATAAACCAAAGCATGCTTGGCGTTAGCATCATCACCTGTGTAGTTAGGGCTTACAACTAAATCAAGTCCAGCAACTGTGCCGTTTGTTGATCCTTGTGTAATCACGCCGGCAGCATTTTGTGGTGCTGCTGCTGCAAATAGTGGACGGGAATCAGCTGTTGCTGCAAGCAATCCAGCAAAGTCAATTCCGTTTGTTCCACCTGAAGGAGCAACCAATAGTCGGTTAGGTGTAAAGCGCATTACGCCATAGGAATCAGAAATTCCATCAACGATTGATGCGTAGATTGATGCGCCAGTTGATGCACTTGCATTCTGTGATGCAATTTGTGCAGCATATTGATCGGTCTTTTGTGCATAAGATGCAGCTAACTCACGAACCAATAATTCTGCGAATGCTGGGTCTGAACGATCAAACAACTCAACATTTACAACATTTGCTCCAGCGAACTTGACGATTGTGTCCTCTTGGAATGTAACAGCGGTGTCAGTTGATGAAAACTCTGAACCTTCTGAAGTTACTGCAACAGTTGCTTGTG